CCGAGCCTAACCAGAGCCTCCCAATTCTATTCTAGTCTTTAATCAGTTGGAGTAATTCTGATCGAGCCTGACTCTTGTCATCTCGAAAGACACCTACCATGGAAGACGTGACCATGGATGAATTTTGCTTCCTGATACCACGGCAGCTCATACACTGGTGCTTCGCTTCGATGATGCAGGCCACCCCCCGCGGCTCCAAATGAGCTTGCAATGCATTAGTGATCTGCATAGTCATCTGCTCTTGTATCTGCAGTCGGCGAGCATACATATCGAGAATCCGGGCTAGTTTCGACAGGCCAATCACCTTTCCGTTTGGGATATAGGCAATGTGAGCAATTCCAATAAAGGGGAGCATATGATGCTCGCACATACTTGAAAATTCACAATTCTTGAGCAGGACCATTTCATCATAGCCTTCACCGTCGAACACAGTCAGGAAGTCCTCTGGATTTTGACCATAACCAGAACACAAATCGCCCCACGCCTTCACCACACGCTTGGGAGTATCCCGGAGACCTTCTCGTCTTGGGTCTTCCCCTATGTGTTGCAGGATTCGGATTACGGCATCGGTAGGACCTTCTCCTTCGTCCACGTCATTAGGCGACCAAATAGCTTCCCAAGGAAAGACAAACCATTTATCCTTAAGGTGAGTATCCTCCTGTTTATTGAACAGAAAAAAGAACTCCGGCATCTTGTTTTTGATTCCCACTTCGTCACGAACTTTACGGACGGTTTCCCCGGAATCCAACAAGTCGTCGATGACGATGTCGGCGCCAGCGGGATTATCCACAAAATGAAGTCCATGAAGTATCCCGTTGGTTTCGTCGCTGAGCATTCTGTCGACTACCATTGCAGCGTGAAGTCCTCCTCGGGGGACAGCATAACAATTCAACACCTTTCTGCCCTTAGCCACCCTTATCAGCTGTCCGGCTATTTGGGAGGCTGCTGTATAGACGTCGTCCCATCCGATGTTTATTTTTTTGGAATTCAAAGCTTACCTTCTTTCTCTTCTTCAGATTTCTCGTATTTGACAGGGTCCTTCTTTCCAATGGCGGCGAACGCCTCCAAACGTTCTTGACAGGACCCACACTTGCCACAAGACAATCGTTGGGCTTTGTAACAAGTACGAGTATAGTGGTAGGGTACCCCAATATCGTAACCGATTTCGAGAATTCTCTGCTTATCCAAATTCAGGACAGGAGCCTCTGCTCGTACCCGTCCTTCAGTTGAAGCCTTCAGAGCGTGATTGAGTCCGACTAGAAACTCGGGACGACAATCTGGATAAATGGCATGATCACCAGAATGAATCCCAAGGTGGACCTCATCGGCTCCCCGTGTCTCTGCGATGGCAGCAAGGATAGCCGCGAACATGAGATTGCGACCGGGAACGACGGTCAGTTTCATGGTTTTATCTTCGTAATGTCCCTCTGGAATGGGACCACCGGACTGGAGCAAATTAGACTTTAGCTTCCTTCCGATTTGTCCCAAACTGATGATCTCATAATTCAGTCCATAGTGGTAGCAGAGTTTTTCTGCCATATCCACTTCATAAGTCGAGTGCTTAGACCCGTACATAAACCCGATAGCTCCGACTACTTCCATCTTTGGATTGGAGATAGCCATTCCCAGAACTGTCGCCGAATCCATCCCTCCACTTAGGGAAACAATTATTTTCTTCATGGTCACTCAACTCCTACGAATTTATGAACTTGTAAACAAAGGATGTAGCCATGCTCCATGCACGACTTTACAACGGCTTCGGTGTGTCGTTTATTCTTCTCCGGGTCTTGTTCGTCCAAGGGCTGTACGTAAACAGGAGCATTATTCGTAGGTCGCGCCGGCCTCCCCCCACCAAGAGCAGACTCGGGGAGGCCGTCTTCCTTCGAAACGGAATCAGCCGAAAGAACATATTTCCATGCGTCGACGGCTGTCGCGGCTGTCTTGTCAATTTTGGGGGTCTTTGGCGAACAAATGATTTTATAGGGAATCGGCTTAAACATTTGGAGAGTTCCATTAGTCTCCACCTGAACTCGTCGGCCACACCGGTTTAGCTCGCTAATCAATGGAAGGATATTCTGACGGAAGGGCTCCCCACCAGTAATCACAATCAATGGTTTGTCTGGGCGGTGAGAAGCATAGGCCGACATCGGAACGATCGTAGAAGCCAACGTAGTTAATGATCTGAGCTGGTCTTTGGATGTATAATCTGTGTCGCATAGAGGGCACTGTAAATTACACCCTGCCAATCTAACAAATGTAGCTGGCCACCCCGCGTAGATTCCTTCCCCCTGAATAGTGTTCCAGATGCTATGGAGCCGCAATGCTCCATCTGTTCTTTGATCTGATTTCTGTGGCTTTTGATGGTTAAGCTGCATCGATCCCTCCTAAATGTGATAGGTTGCGCTGTTTGCTCCATGTTCTGAACACTTGACAGACTGGACCCATGCCCGGTCGTTAGTCATTGAACGTACAAGGGTATCGGCTTCAAGGAAAGCGTACTCAGCAAAACGTTCGATGCCGACACCATTAACGCAAACAACGATCTGAGCAAGACCCTGATATTCCAAATTTGCTAAAATTTCCCGCTTGGGATCGTCCTCCGCAATAATCACTGTATGGTCAAAGGTTCTTTCTAGCCACCGGCGAAGTTCCTTTAGTCCACCGAAGTCGACTACCCAATTTCTATCATCTAATTGGTCACAAGCGAAAGTAAATTCAAAAGCTAGAGCATAACCATGAAGGTGACGACAGTGCGAAGTAGCTTTAGGCTGACGGAATACGCAACTTAATCCTATGTCGTGTCCGTATGTCTTAGTGCAGGTAAAGCGTGGCATTAGTCAGGTCTCAATAAAGGGAAGAAAAAAGGCCGGGGAAGTACGAAACCCCGGCCTCCGACTTTCGCAGGGGCGTTGTCAAACCCTACGAGTCCTGCTTCTTTACTTCTTGGCTTTAGAAGCCCAGTAACCCCCCTCGTTCTTACTGATCTTCAGACCCTTTTCGTTCTGGAGACGATTCGGCACTTGAACGTTGATCGTCTTCAACATGCTCGCAGGTTCACGATCAGGGAAACGCTCCGCCAACATGTCACACAGCTCGTCTTTCGACAAAGGAGCTTTCTTGGTCGCCTTCAACAGGAACTCAGCGATGCTGGCGATGACGCCGGGTTGCTTCGGAGTAGCCTTGGTCTTCTTTGTCTGCTTTTTGTCCTTCTTAAGAGGTTTGGCAGCGTTGGCTTTGCCTTTCTTAGAAGTGGACTTCTTTGAGGTCTTTTTGGAAGCTTTCTTTGAGGTCTTTTTGGAGGCTGTCTTCTTCGCCGGGGCTTTCGTCTTCTTCTTCGACTTCTTGGCAGGAGCAGGTTCTTCTTCTTCTTCTTCCTCCTCCTCTTCTTCCTCGTCGTCCTCCTCCTCTTCGTCCTCCTCCTCTTCTTCTTCGTCGTCTTCTTCTTCGACGGCAGGCTTCTTCTTCGATTTGGCCTTGGACTTCTTCTTAGACTTTGCTTTGGTCTCTGTGACATCGTCTTCGATTTCAATGTCCTCATCTGCCTGAACAGCTTCAAGAACTGCTTCAAGCAGATCGTCGCTCTCGATCTCGGTGTCGTCGTCGACAACATCCCCGAGCTTGCAATCGCTTCTCTGTCCAGTTGGCCGCCATGGACATTTCCAACTCCTCAAACATTTTGTTAATTTCACTTCTCTTGAAACTGGCCATTTTTTTGGTCTCCTGTGAGGTGTCGGGGTGGTGCCCCATGGATATAAAAGTTTGTCTTTTCAATAGACTATCGGGATTGGGATTATCTGGAAGGGATTAAATCCTGTAAATCTTGAATTTCGTAATCTGACAGGTCAGGAATAGAACCTCTCCCCAACATTCCTTTAACGATATGCCTCTTGATGAGCTGACGTGAAGCGTCGCTTCCCAAGCCTTCTAGAGCTATTGAAGCCTGTTCCACGTTCCATCCTTCCTTGCCCATCCATCGAATAACAGATGCCGCTGTATATCCCCAGATTTTTTTAGCGGGGGAATTTTCTCGACGATCTGGTCCTTTATTGGATTTGATCTTCCTTTTGGGCACTGGGATACGAATCTTGGAGGCTCTTTCCTGAATTTTCTGAAAAGCGATGGTGTTAAACCGAACAGCCTCTTCTGCATCCGCCATAGTTAATTTCTTTGTCTTGATGCCTGCTTTCCGGGCAGCTTTGACAAAGGGCTTGCCCTGACCTGTCTCATAGTATCGGACGAAACGATGGAACAGATCTAAGGAGCACATTCCATTGGCGTCAGCAAAGTCGGCCAACCGTTGCGATTGGATCTTAGCTCTTTTATCAGGAATTATGAATGTCATGATTATAGGTTAGAATGGAGATGGATTTGATTTGACGCGGCGACATAGCCGAGTATAAAATGATGTACAAAGTCTACCACTTTATTATCGGGATCGTCTTCGGATCGAACCACGAACACATCCATCATAACAGTCTTCGCTTTCCTTTCCCTAACGACAAATCGAATTTCAGTAGACTTGAACTCGGCTTGCAATTCGTGTTCGAGCTGGACGAGCTTTCTAAAATTCGCTGACAGACACTTGACTGTTCTATCTGGAATATCCATCGTTTTTCTTTCTAAAAGGAGGATAACATGGACGGGTTAGCAACTGCCAGACTGCCCGCGGTATGAACGACGTCCGACGCAGAGAAAGGACTGTCTCTAAGCACAATCCAATTCAACCGCATGCAACCGGCCTTCCTTTCTTCATCGGTGGAGTTCAATCCAAACAAACCAGTGACGTGAGCCATTTTCCTTTTGTCTTCGGAAAAGTTCGAACGGGATAAGGTATTCGCATTGTAGCTTTGAGCGTCGGCTTGCGTTGCAGTCAGCACCAGACAATGATTAGCTTGGGAAAGTGCTCGGAGCTGTTTCCAAGTCGCATTAACCTGTTCCCGAGATTCTTGACCACTGCCCGACGGGGGAGCTAAAATGTCAGCATAATCAATCACCACCACGTCAGGCACCCAGCCATTACGCTCCCATCCGGAAAGAATTGAACGTATACCAGCGACATTGATAGAAGAGTTAGGATGGCAGCTAAGTTTGAAATTATCGCCACCCCTCTTGAGTTTCTGAAAACCCTTCCAAGCCTGAGTTTTCGTCATGGGCTTCCTAGCCGCCTCCTCCTTGTACGAAACCTCGGGTGTGTCTTCCATTGGGTCCACAGTCATTGCCGTCGGGATACGCCAGATGCCGTCCTGTAGTGGCCTCTGTGCTCCACGGGTAGCAAACCTCCTGACCATTTGGTTTTGGCTCATGTCTCCTACAGCGAAGAAAGCTGTCTTCCTGCCCTGTTCTACGGCCCGCCATGTCATGTCCATCAACCAAAATGTCTTAGCAGACTTCTCGGGACCCATGGCAGCAATCAAAGCATCTCGTTGAAGGGCTTTTTTAAAGAAGACCCCAAGAGCATCAGGATAGACGATTAAGGATTCATCCTTTTCGTCGAAAGCATCCCGGATAGCTTGTTTGTCTGCCAACATGTTGATGGCAGACCCGGCTCCCATTTCAATTTTGTTGAAAGCAGCGACACGTTTGATAGCTCCCTTGACTTTCCCTCGGTCGAGGTCGGCTGTCAGTTCCTCGGCCAGCCTAGCCATCTGAATCCGATTGAAGTGACGTGACGCTTTGTCGATAACGTAACGGGTGTTCGTCTTCTTCGAGATTCTTTTGTAATTACCAGATAACTGAGTTAGGAATTCTTCAACCAATTTGATAGTTGCTTTGTCCTTCGTCCCGCTGGCCCACGTGGAGAAGAGACCTTCGATGTCTCCATTTGGGGCTTTAGAATAGGTGTCAAAGTAATCGCAACACCATTCGGCTACGATGTTACTCCATTTGGATCCGAATAGTTGACCATCCCATTTGTCATTAACGTTTCCGAGGACTGAGTCATCCGTAATCATTCCCGTGAGAATAATTCGCTCGTCTTTACCCTCATGCCTTGTAACTTTCATTAATTTGATCCTTCAGTTTTGAAATCAAAATTTTGCCGTATTTGTCTTTAAGAACTCCGTGGAACAAATCATCCCAGACCTGATCACGCATCCCCGACATCCGAAATGGTGTTAATTTACCTGACCACTCTTCCCAATTGCATAACCCACCATGGAGGGCCGAATAATATCGGTAAACCCAATCCCGGGGAAACGAATTTTGAAGCTCCTTGAATCGGGAGGTTGTTCGATTGTTGAGTTCTATTTGAAGTATTGCTTCGCCGAAGACAAACTTTTTAACATAACGAACCCACTTAAGACTATGCAGAACCTCCTGCTCTAGTTGACTATCACTATCCTTGGGCCATCTCAGCATTCGAAGGCGGGATATGATTCCCTTAGCTTCTTCCGTCATGGGAAGGGCGGCAGATTCCAAGTCCCGCTCCATGCAGGCTCGAATCCTGTCATATTTGGAACGGAAGGCTGTGCCGTTTCTTACCAATGGGATATATTTGCGTCGAGATCGGATCTGCTTGCAAAGCCACTGCATCGTTTGATCTATTTCATGACTCGGTTCAATGTTCCGAAGTAAACGGATTTGATTAGCCGTTTTGTTTACAGACCTCTTGTTTCTTACATTCCTTGACCGAAAAGATTCCAGCAATTCAATGGACATTAATTTGTCGAAAGGACTCGAACGAATTGGAACCTTACTCCTATTGACTTTCTTGCCATTAAATCCTGTTATCATCTGTGAATCCATCCCCAATCACAATTTGGACACTGCTCGTCACTTAATCCATAAAAAGAGGCCCGTCGTTTTGATTACCACACCCAAACGACGGGCCATACAGGAACCCTTCCTGATAGTTCATAAAAATTTACTTCTGAGTTCTTCGATCTCTTGTGGATCAGCTTCGGCAGGGTCATCACCCGTCTCCAATTCCACATTATACGTTCTGCCCCGAAATACGTCAAGTTGTTTGCAGAGTTCTTTGGCTCTGGTTTGTGCTTCCGGCCCTCGATCAAAACAAACAACCCGTACAGGGTATTTCGCGTATCTAGCCACTTGCGCCGGAACAAAAGACGTTCCAAAACTAGCAGTGGCGCCGGGTCCGGTTGCCCATACATCAGTTGGGCCTTCATGAATGATAACCGAATGACGACAGTAGTCTTCCCCATAGATAATCGTTTTGTGGTTTAGGATTTCTTCTTCCGGTGCCGCGGACAAGTATTTCATACTGTCGTTGGAATTAGTGGCCCGCGTTGTCCATGACACGATCCGACCTTGGTAATGAATTGGTATTAGGATCCGGTATGCCATCTTAGTATGAAATCGGATCCCTTTAATACCCCATAATCGTTCTAATTCATCAGGGTCGAACCTACGTCTCTTAAGGTAGTTCCTATGCACCTTGAGAAGCTCTCCATGTCGTGGAAGCTTCAATATTCCTCTACCATCTTGGAGGTCTTTCTCCGAACGTATAGAGCCTCTGGTCTTGGTTACGGACCGGATAGCCTTAGCCGGGACATCCAGCAATGTCAACGTTTCGTAGAGGCTATGCCGTCCACACTTCCAGCAATTGCAAGCTAGGGATTGGAAATTGATACCAAGGTGCCATTTACCGCTAGTCGTTTGGCAATGGGGACAGTAAAGATTCGCCCACCCACTTCGACCAGCAGGACGAAACTCAATACCGTGTCGTTCTAAAAGAGTTTCAAGATCCACGATGCTTATTAAACTCCGATTCCCATTTATCAGGTCTCTTGGTTTCAAATCGTTGCGGAATGCGTCGAGGTTCCATGGGCCGCTCTTGTCGCCTCCGTCGTCGATCTACTTCCAATCGAATTTGAATATCCTGCTCTGCCTTAATCCTGTCCCTTCGTTTAGCAGCATGATAGATAGGAATTAGGAGCAAAAGGTAGATTGGAAGCCCTAAAACCAAGCCACAAAGCAAAAAAATTAAAACAATCATCATAACATTCCTATTATCTGGTCATAGATATCAAGACGATCGGCAGCGTCCACACCACCGTCTAATAATTCATCGGCCACAGCTTGTCGATCCTGAAGCTTTGCGCAAAGCTTTTCTTCGATGGTCCCCGGAACTACGGGAATGTGAACAGAAACAGCATTCTTCTGACCCATTCTATGCGCCCGGGAAATGGCTTGGTCTAACTCGGCAGGAACCCATGGAAGCTCTACTGGTAATACGTGAGAGGCTTCCTGCATGTTCAAACCGACACCACCAGACCTGTAATTGCAAAAGGATATCCTTACATCCGGTTTTTTCTTAAACTCTTCAAGAGCTTGGTGTCTTTTCTTTCCCGTTACCTTTCCAGTAATCAAAACCGCCTTCTTTTTGTATCGTTTAAATAAAGGCTCCAGAACCTCTTTATGAGTCCCAAAGACAATCAATTTTTCGTCGGACTGCTGAAGAAAACTGTCAATCCAATCTTTATTGAAATCCATCTTCATCTCGGCCGCCAACCTTAATAGGTATCCGATTTTGACCAGTGCCAAGGCTTTTTTAGCTCGGACAGCTTTGGTTAGCGATTTTTCTTTTAACCACTCCAAGAACTCGTCTCTGGCCTTGTTGTATTCCTTGAAGCGTGTCTTTGGAATCTGAACAGGTATCACAGATAGTGCTTTATCCGGCAACTCAGACAAAACCTCACTCTTCTTTCGACGCAGCATCCCTAATTCTAGTAGAGCCTTGTGAAGCTCAGGAAGATTTTTTCCCCCACTGAAAACCCAACCCCATGGTTTGTGTTCTGCGTTTGTGTATCGTTGTGCAAAGGACCAAAACGATCGGTATTTCTCCGGCCAGAGAATATTTAAGGTCGTCCAAAGTTCAGAAGGCTCCTTGGTAAGCGGCGTCCCCGACAATGCAAGTACGTGCGGACTGTACTTACAAATTTTGGTTACATTTTTGCAAGTGGCTGTACTCCGATTTTTGATCCGATGTGACTCGTCGAATATCACTAATTGTGGATCCATATTCAGAATAAAATCCATCCAGCCGTTTAAGATTTCATAGTTAATGATCAGAAAATTCGTAGAATGAAATCCTCGCTTGGATGGCTTGCGTCCCTCTGCAATGTCCGCTTCAATATTGGCATGCAGCAACGCCTCATCCCGCCAATTCCACTTTAGGGATGATGGGCAGATAACGAGACAAGGCGAGCAAACAGATTTGTTTCGTTGGAAGACCTTTAGACTCTGGAAAGTCTTGCCGAGGCCCATCTCGTCAGCGATAAGTGCTCGTATGTCTTTCGACTCCACATATCGAATCCCTACTTTTTGATAACGTCGTGCCTTAGTTCGCATCTGCTGACTTTCTCATGCAACACTTTTTAAATTTTGAACCAGATCCACAAGGACACCAGTTATTACGAGGCGTCCCCTGATATTTTGTCTTAGCTGGTTGCCGAAGTCGTGTTGGCTTGCCTTCCATTTTAGGAAGGAACACTCCCCGATGTCCCATGGCAGCAACGGCCATGGAAAGAAACCATCCTCGTGACGGCGACATTGGCAGAGTTCTAGTTTCCAATCTTTGTGCCTGCGCAGCTGCTCCCATGGTTTCGTCAACCACTTGGATATGCTCTGGCTTAAGCTCCTTTTGGCTATTGAAATTTTCCTTGAGGTGGTCCAAGAAAGTGTCCTTGGCCATGTCGTCGACACCGTCATTGGATTCAATAACAATAGTCCCAGAGGAATGGTCAAGAAACCCGCCGATCTTTTTACCATCCACTTCCACTGTGAAATTTTCAATATGGCCGCCTTCGCTACCGTCATGAACAATCAGGTTTTTAGATTCTTCCATGCCTTCTCCAGAGTCGTGAGATTTTTGAAACGATTTTTCGCTGATCAAATTTTGAATTAAATACGAATGGACTCGGGGATACAGCATTCGATCAACTCTGCTTTCCCTTTTTTGGTAAGTGCTTTTGTCTCCATCTGAATAAGTCCTAGGACGAACCCCGTAGCCTCCTCGGACGGTTCATAAACCACGGGACTATTGCTGTCTATATTCCCTGCCTTCTCCCAAAAGTAATCGGCATGATCAAAATCGAACTTCATTCCCGGCATTAGGTCATTGCATTGGGCTTTCTGGTAGGAAGTCGTAACGTCCACGATTTCCTGAGAGGCTGGAAGTCCCGCCCAAGCGTGCATTTCAGGAAGCTTTCCAGCTTGCATCTGACGCATCACTCTGGGATTGTGAAGTCCCTCGAAGATATATGAAAAGCGCTCCATTGGATCCTCAGAGTCCCGTCTGAATTGAGCACTGCCCGCTTGAATGACGGGGTAAAGTCCCTGTTTTTTGAGTACGATGCACGTAGCAAACGCCCAATGCACGCAGCGGGTTTCTATTCTAGTTCCGATGAAATGGTCGTTCATCCATTGACGAACCAAAGTGACTGTTTGCAGTTGAGAAATTTTGGTCATTTGTATGGTCCCCAGAGTCGTGTACTTTTTGAAATCATTTTTCGTTGAAAGAATTTTAGCTTAAAAGAGCCTCCTCTACTTCAGCGAAAGCAGTATCTACCCGTTCGTCTGACCAATCCCAGAACTCCACCATTTCCATTCTAAGAGCCTCTCTCACTTTGGCCGGGTTTTGGCGTGTGGTCTTGGTTTGGGCCTTAGAGAGGCCATACCCGGCAGCTCTAAGGGCTGGCTGCAGAGTTGTGTTACCGATTACTTGGTGAATCACAACAGCAGCGTCACGAGAAACACTCCTCTTAAATGCCCTTGCGTCGAAATGATGCCGATCCAATTCCTCATCTATATAGTTGCTGTTGTCCCGTGGGAGTCGTTCGTTTCGGCTCGCTTTTGTTCGGTGCTTGTCTAAGAGATGATTGAAAGTCCGCATTCTCGTCCAAGAACTAAAAGAGCGTTTCCAACTTGGATCGTATGTGGGAATTGTTCTGGCGATAAACCAATAGTTTGACTCTGCAATATATTCGTCAATGTCTCCGCCAAACTTGCTGGCGAAGCTGACGCACGCCGCCTTTATGATTCCTTCCGCAGCTTCGAATACTTCCGACGGATTGTTGAACGAATCAAGGTTTGGGATAGACGCTTTTGCCGGATCGTATTGTTGGTTTCGTTTCATCGTTAGGGTTCCTTCCAGAGTCGTGAGATTTTTGAAACAATTTTTCGTTTGCTTTAGTCCGTACTAGATGGACAGGCAGTCTGCGATTCCTCCTTCTCCTAAATTGAACTCACTCATGTGGTAATAGCGGTCGCTAATCAATTTAAAATTAGAACTACGAGTTTCCTTTCCTCCATCGATTTGGATTCCAATTACTTTCGCTCCTTTCTCTTCCTTCCAAGTATTGAAGATATCAATGTCTTGGTGGGCTGGGACTTGTCCATCAGACAAGACGATAATATCTGTCTCACCATTGGGAACCTTAAACTCACTCCAATATCGGTTGGGCAGTGTGTCCACTACGACATCCATCCGGGTACCACCGCTGCTAAACGTTCCCGCCCACTTGATTAGCTCCGCATTGCCCTTGGTCCCCGGTTCAATGGCGACCACGGCGCCTGTCTTGCTAGATTCAAACGAGCAAATAAGGCAGAAGCGATTTTGGTGCTTTGCAATCCACGCCATGGCTAATGCGAAGGCCTTGGCGTTGGCAATCCTCTCCCCCGACATAGAGCCGGACTCGTCGACGCACACAACGATCGGACCCTTTCCAAGCGGCGCCGGCGCCTTGTATTCACGGCAGAGTGTCTGCTTTTCAACGAAACGGCGAAGCATATCTAGCTCCAACGTTTCATCACCAAGACGTCCTAACTCAACAGGCAACAAGCGTGCGACCTCGTTATCCTGAATTACGCCAACGAATTCTTCGCAGCCCTCTCCAATCTTCTTACGCTGAAGCCCCTGCGCAACACGACGGTAAGAACCCGCCAGCTCCATCACCCGTCGCAATTGTTCATTGGTCCGAAGCTCCTCATAGATTTCGGCAATGGCTCGAATGTCGGATTCTGACTGACCGCCGGCTCCTACGCCAGCTTGGTTTCCTCCCATCACAGCCTCAATCGTCTTTACTGTGTCGACGGCTCGTTGACCTTCAGCGATAGCTCTCATCGACGCTACCATTGAGTTAGTCCCCGGTCCAGAGTCGGCATCTGGGTTTTCTTCTCTTTCCTTTTGCTCTTCCGCAATTGGTTCATAGGCTTTCGCTAGTTCCTTTGCGGCTGCAGACGCACGCAAGGGTTGGTGTCTGGTTTGAACATGAAGCGAAGCATACTCCGGGGAGTTCATAACGTGGGCAATAAACTCATCCCGCTTTGGATTAATGGAGCCCCCTTCTACGAGCTCTGGCTTGTCCTGCCAGTACATAGCATGAAAGTCTGCGGCGGTCTCTTCCCGGTTTGGTATCTTATTGAACTCTTCCGCGTCTGAAAACTGAATACCTTTTTCAACGTCCCATCCATCTAGGATCAAGCTTTGCTTGCTTGTGGCATCGACTTCGCCATCGGCTTCTTCCATCGCTGACATGAGGCCAGCGGAATCGGCGGTTGTCGTAGTTCTTACGGTCTCGGGGGCGATGCCGAGCATGTTCATCAAATTGTCTATTTCCTTGGTCATAGTCGGGGTTCCTTAAATTTTCGGGTGTGGTTTTGAAAACAAAA